CTTCTTTGCGTTTTTCGTCGACGTTCGTTCTTCCCCCAAGGGTGAAGAACGCGCCGAAAAAGCGCGTTCGAAGATCTTCGAACCCCCCGCAGATGATGATATCATGTTCCGCGATTTTTTTTGGGAAAAAAAAAGGTTGTGTTTTTTTTGTGTTTTTTAGCTTTGTCCTGGGTATGTTGGGTTCATCCAAGTGACATAATAGGTTAAACGAACCGTGCAATAGACGTATGGCAATGTGCGGGTTGTTCCATCTTGTGGCAAACTTGCTGCAAATAGTGTAAGATACATCTCGTTTGTCGGGTTTCCGTTGTAAGCTGCTGTATAGTCTTGTGGCCAATCGTAACCTGTTGTTGTGTTGTAATTTGAATGTGATAGTGCTGTGGCCAATTTTCTGATACTGTAACTCTTGCGCATTATTTTGTGTGATGCTCGTGCTGTTGATGCTGTTGATGGGGCTCTATCTAAGCGACGATATTGAATAAGCGGATTGTATGGCATTTCTAATAGGTCGTTATACGAACTCATCATACCGTCTGAACTCATCAAACCTGCTAACGAACCGACTATCATATTTGATGAATAACTTGCTACTCCAGAACTATCGCCTGGGTAGAAATCTAGTTCTACTTTGATACCGCGTACGATGTATTTAAGGTAACCCAACGAAGCGAACTGGTCCCTTGCTCTCGGTTGGTGGCCTGTGCTTGTCACGTCTGGATCGTATATGCTGTTGAGAGCGAAGACATACTCCTGATATGTCCCACTTTCCGCTGCTATTGCTACTGTGTCCGAGTAAATCAGTTTTGTTTTCAATTGCGGTGCTATTCCCGCTGTTTTTATCATCGACCGATACAGGGGCGCTTTCTTTCGGCGGTAACGTGAGTACGACGCTGCTTTCGCTTTCCGACCCACTTTCGTCTTCCTCGTGTAACTTGAGTATGAGCGCTTTGATTTCCTGTAAGAGCTTGATTTCTTGCGAAACCTCCGAATTGGCATTCATGAACTATATATATATGGGTTTGTTTAATAGGCCGAATTTTCCATTTAAAGAAATTGGTAAGTTAGTAAGTATACATAGTAAGTAAGTTTGGGACTTTATGGAAGAGAAAAAATTCAGCTTTCAGAACCAAAAGGTAATGTTGACCTATAAGACACATTTGGACAAAAAAATGGTTATAGCCAAAATGAATGAATTAGCCAAAGGTGAATGTAAGTTTGTGAGAGTAGCGCATGAGAGCGGCGATGAAAATCACAACTATTTACATACACACGTTTTGATAGACTTTGGCAAACGGTTTCAGAGCAAAAATTGCAGGATATTCGACCTAGCCGAAATACACCCAAACATTCAGCCAGTTAAGACGAAAACGCACTTTGCCAATGCACGCAAGTATTTGGCCAAAGAAGATAAGGACAATGCAGATTTATTGACATCGGATGATGCCAGCATTGTAGGGGCAGTTTGGGAATGTAAAACCGTTCAAGAGGCATTGGAACGAAACGCCAAGAAGTATAGCGACGTATCAGGTATCGTTCAACTATACAAGCATAAAGAAATTGACGCGGAGGAGAAATTGATTGAGCCGCGACAATGGCAGATTAATGCCAAGCGGTATTTCGATACAGTTGCCAGCGACCGAGCGGTAGTATGGCTTTTCGAAGAAAAAGGCAACATCGGAAAAACCATATTCTTACAGTACCTAGAACAGGAATATGGGGCCAAAAAATGCTTATACCTAACGGACTTTGGCCGAATGACCGATACCGCAAATATTGTTCAACAAGAAGTTGAGAGCGGTTGGACATGCGAATATGTTCTTATTGATTTGAAACGCAGCATGAGGGAACGGGAGAGCATATACCCCGTTCTAGAAGGTTTCAAAGACCGCAGATTTACGAACACCAAATACATGGGAGGCAGGGTTCGATTGCGGGTTTCGCCGAGGGTTCTAGTTGTAGCGAATTGGGAACCCAACTATTTCGCACTTTCGTTAGACAGATGGCACGTAATACGTCTAACAGAAGAATTGATGGCAAGCGATGACCCCGAAGTTTGGGAAAAAAGCAAACTAGCCCCCTTACAGGGGGTTGGGGGCGACGACGACGCCGCCCCCCCCAGCGCCTAAGCGGCGACAACGGCGACGAGTAATTTGTGACGAGTAACAAATCACTAGGGGCAATAACATTACATGGATTGCCCCTAGAAGCGTATTTTTTTTGAGTTGTTGACTTTGAGTTGTTTCCTTTGAGTTGTTTCCTTTGTTTCGAACATCTTCTTTGCGTTTTTCGTCGACGTTCGTTCTTCCCCCAAGGGTGAAGAACGCGCCGAAAAAGCGCGTTCGAAGATCTTCGAACCCCCCGCAGATGATGATATCATGTTCCGCGATTTTTTT